TTTGTTAGCTAGATGTTGATTAGATATAAGACCTGCTATATGTTGATAACCATTATTCGTACCATCAAGACAGCAAACATGATGAGACTTATAACCCCACCCCTCAATCTGATATTCACACCACTCTTTACACCAAGCCAAGAATTGAAATGGCTCTTTAGCTTTACCCCATAAGCCAACATTACCTATCGGATCTTTATAAACTTCTTCAGCAAAGTCAGTACCTTCTATATAAGCCCACTCCAATCTCTCTTCGTATGTATGTTTGTTCATACCCCAATGGTTTGCACCTGCTATAGCTAACCAATCAAGTTGTTGTTTATGATTTATTGGTACACCTTCATGGAATCTATGCAGCCCTCTAGCTATGTCATTACCTTGTGGGTGGAAGTGTGCAGTTAGTGGGTACATACGACCAGTAAAATCAAACTGATAAACGTGATAAAATTTTTCATCACAATATCTTTTTGCTGTATCAATCATGGATAATATCTGATACCGCTTGACCATATTCTGTGCGTTCATATCATGGATTAAAGAAGCCATATACCGCCACTCCTTTCTTGCTTCCTTATTGGTATCTATATCGAGTGGTTTTGTTGGCAGTTCTGCAAGCTCTCTATCAATCAATGAACCAACCTCTATTCGTTCCTCCCAACAGTATTCAAGAGTTTCTAATACAAATTGATTTACACCCCAAGCTGTCTGACTCGCCAGAGTTAACGCTTTCAGACTTGTTGTTAAGTCTTCTCCTCGTAGTGTGTTTAGGTAGTCTTGATTAGAACTCTTGATAGCTTTTGTTTTTAGTCTGTCTGTAAAGTAACCACCACTATCTATTGAAGTCCACTCTTTTGGTACATCAAGACAAGGTAGGTAGATAGGAAAGGCAGCAATTCTATTTGATCGACCCTGTCTTATATACTTCATAAACCTTTCAGTAAAGACTACATAGTTTGTTGTACCTTTACCTACCCTTTTGTTTATAAGGTTGACCATATTTATTTTTATCATTATCAACTCAATCAACTTAAGCCCAACCTTAATTTTATTACCCCTTGTCCAAGTCTTAAACTCATGGCCTTTACTGTTCATGTGATAGACCATAAGGTTTCTTTTGTAGCCTTCGTTCTTGGTATCTCTGGTATGTTTCTTTATGTTCTTAAAATGTTTCGGGTCTAACTCTTCAAACTTAGTAAACCTAAGTTCGTCTTCTAGCATCTGCCCTATCTTTAGTGCAGTAGATACAGTTGTCTTTAACTGTGAAGCATTATCTAGTAATACTTTGAAAGCAATAAAGGCAACTACATCTACGTCTGGGAACTGCGAAAGAAACAAAGCAGAGACAGCTTTGACTCCTACCTTACCGCTAAGACTTTCATCTATATGTTCTTGTATTGCTTTGCTTAACTTCTGTAGTCCTGACTCTATAATGTTGCGAGCATAATAGTTCTCGGACTCCCTGCCCTTCTCTATGTTTTTGTTTTGTTTACTGATCTTGTTATAGGCTGAGATGCTAGAGATACTTTGCTCTAGCTCTAGTTGTTTCTTACTTGGATTTGTCATTAAAATAACAAACCTTGAATACTTGGCTTATAACTTGTGTCATATCTTTTATTATCTCCTTTTGGATAAGCTTGTATTTTATAAATAAGATTACTCAACATTTCTTTTTTTTGTTTTTTATTTCCCACAAAATAAAAATATCTATGTTTTCTAGGTCTATGTTCAGTATATAAATCATCACCATATTTTATTTTCATTTCAGCAACTTTACCTTTAGTCATATGCCTACCTTCTCTATCTAATAAACTTTGGCTATGTGAATTATGAACTCCTTTTAATTTATAATCTTTTCTTTTTGCTGATAAACCAGTATAAATCCAGTTAGTTGCTTGATAAATATACCCATGATGTCCTTGCGAAGTATCTGCATAAGATACTATTGCTTGTGGTTTAGGTAAAAGACTAATAGTATTTGATAAAAAAAACGATAAAATATTTTTTGGCAATCCATCATTAATTATTAAACGATTAAGTTCCAAAAAATTATCCATTAATTTGCCACCAAATGCACCTTTAACAACACCATGAGCAGCAGGTCTTCCATAGTTTGCTACACCAATCAAACTTAAACTTTCATCATAAAGACCATAACAATAAGACATAGGTGGCAATCGTTTTAAATAATGCTTTTTCAAAAACCACTCATGTGCTTCACAATTTTTTAAAATTCTAACTGTAAATTTATTCTTTATACTCATCATCAGTTCAACACCTCCACTACAGAGTGCAAAGCCTTTGGTGCTAGGTGTGCATAGATCATGGTGTTCTCTATGTCCTCATGGCCTAGCCAATCCTTGACCAGTAGTATCGGTACTCCTCTTTGCACTAGCCTTGATGCACAGGTATGTCGGCATAGGTGGATAGTATAAAACTTTTTATCGGCATAGCCTAAGTCCTTCCTAGCCTTCTGCCATATAGCATTTAGTTCGCTGTAGTCATAGCTAAAGATAGTATCAAAGTCTTTGCTGTCATTGTAATAACTTTGCATTGTTTCTCTAACCCTGTTAGTCATAGGTACAGCTACAGCTTGATCGTTCTTTCTATCATTGAAGTTAATTTGATTGTTGTCATAATCAACAAATCTCTTTTCAAGATTAAGAAGTTCATTCACTCTGCAACCAAGATCAATAAGACAAGTGATAATATATTTAGCTTGATAATGAGAATTAGTTTCTAAATAATTTAGTAGTTCCTCCTCCATATCCTTAGTTAGATAATGCACCTTACTGTTCTTTGTTGGTCTAGGTTTTGGAAACTTAATCATCTCAATGAATCCGTCTTCCTCCATCTCTTGAAGTACGACTCTCAGGTAGCCCATCTTTTGATTGACTACTGCATTACTATTCTTACGTTCTTGCTTAAGAATATCCATCATCTTGTTAACCATAGGCCTAGTAATTTTATTTACTGGTAGGTCTCCAAGTGCTTTGATGTTGTGCTTCATTCCTATCAAGAAATTTGTAGCAGATTTAGTTCCGTTCTTTCTCCTTCTGTAAACAACTCTAGTTGCTTCAGAAAGTGTTGGCATTTTAGTTTTCATGGTGGCTCAAAGGTAAGTTTATTAGTTGTTGGTTAAGTCTTCAATCATTTGTTTGAAGCCCTCGATTCCGTAGTCTTGTAGACGGATTTCATAAGTAGAATATTTATTACCACAAACAAGACAAGTCCGACTCCTCCAAATAAAAGGAATCGAACTATCTTTAGTGTCTATGTTGTGGCCTCTAGTGGATAACCTAGTTCTAGTATTGTTTACTTGATTGTCTAAGCTACCGCATTTAGTACACTTCAAGGAAACCTCCTATCATATTCTTGTTGAGTAATAGGTTTAATTGAAATAAGTTTGTGTTTATAGTAATCACAAGAATTTTTTGCGTGCCAATCTGCTTCTTCTTGTGACTCTAAACCTGCAAAATAACAGGTTATTTGTTTACCTTCAGCTTCATAAATAAATTCATAGATAAACCTAACAGGTGTATAGGTTTTCATAGGTCTTCCTCCCAAAACTTGATTAGTTCTTTAAGTTCAGCTATCCGCTTTTTAGCGTTGGCTGTCTTCTCAGATTTTCTAATGGTGATTTGTTTCATCATTGCCTGAGTTTCTTTGTTGATCTCTTCCATAAAGTCCATTAAATTTCATTGATTGTTTTAATGATTTCTTTTTTGTAGTACTCGATAGTTTCATCTAATAAAAGATTGCCCTCTTCATCAGAGGGCGGAAAGATAGTAAAGTTTCTATCGGTAAGTTTTGTAGCTCTATGTAAGATACAATCAAGCTCCCAAAGAGTAGCAGTTTTTGATCTAGTCATGGCATTAAGAAATAAGTGTGCCGTCATAGATACAAGGTTTAGCTTTGACTTGTTTGATAAGCTCAAGAGCAAGTTCTTTAAACCAAGTCTCAGAATTAAAACCCATTTGTTGAATCTTGTAAGACTCAAAAGGAACGTGTAAGCCTAGCCCTGCAAGCCAATACTCAAGGTTTTGATATGGTTCGCTTGAGTTATACCTCCCAACAGTAGATCTATAAAGCTTGAAAGCCCAATCAAACTTCTGTTGCTCAGTCCAATCTTTCCAATGGCTGTTGTCTAGTCCGTTATAAAACTCCTGAGAGTCAAGAGTTTTTTCTATTGAAGTTAATAAAACTTCTTTCAAAGAATCCATTTGTGGCTCCGTTTGTGGTTGTTTTAATTAGCTATGATAAACATAACTATATCTAGTATTATTCAAGACATAAAAAAAGTCAACCCCTAAACCGCCAAAAGGTAAGTTTATTAGGGTTGACTTTGGTGTTAGCTAGTCAGCAAACTCTGGATAACTAGCAGCAAGTCTTTTATCAATCGTCTTATAGTCCATATTATTTTCTATAAGATAATCTTTTTTCTCTTGCTGCACTCTTTCCTTAGTTGCTTTGAGTTCTTTGATACGACCTTTTAAATATCTAATGTCGGATAGATATTCTTTTATGTGATCGTCAAGCCTTGAGAGTCTTGTATCAAACTCGGCAGCTTCAGTAAAGAGTTCATCATCTTTACCCCAATTAAGAGATTGATTTAGTACTCTTTCTTGGTGGTTTAATTCATCACACCAATGCTCGGATTCTTCACCGCCTAAGTCAAACATCTTAGTGTGATACTTTTGTAAGACTTCGTAAGCTTTCTCAGCTTGGTTGTAATAGTGACCTGCTTTCATAGTGGTTCTAAATGTAAGGTTTACACGTGAAGGTTTTTGAGTCCTTCAGAGAGGGCTAGAAAGCCCTCTAAGAAAGAGTCAGGTTTACTGTTCACCAATTACAAGGTCAGCAGCTTTAACAGCATTACTAAATACTTTCATTAGTTGCTGACTTGGTGACTTACTGTCTTTGATGTGCTTTGCCCAGCTAGACAAGTAAGCTGCATGGTTTTGAGTATTACAAGTTATTTGTAACCTATTAGAAATTAAAACGGCTGCAAATTCTGCGGTCATTTCTTCTTGAGGTCTGTACTTTGAATACTCATTTAACCATTTTCTGTTAAGCCTATCTTTATGACCTGTAGCATGAGCAAATTCATGTGCAAGTGTAGAAAGATAAGCTTCATCGTTAGTAAATGATTCTCTTTCAGGCATTACTACATGATCAGTACTGTCCATATAGTAGGCCTTATCACCATGATGCTTTAAGCCGTTCTTTAGATCCTTAGAGAATACTAATAAACGATCATGTGCATCTTTGCATCTTTCAGATAATGGACGTTCAGACTTCTTACAGTCTGCTTTAAATGAATCAATAATTTTATCTAGTTTGCTTTGTGCTTTGTCATCTAATCCGACTAAGTCAGAGATATTAAAAACACTAGCTCCCTTGAAAGTAACTTTCATAATAAATTCTTGATTCCCTTCTTTGTCTAACTTAGGGCTGCCGTCTTCATTCTTAAGGTCAATCTTAATAGGATTAGGCCTTAAGATTTTGGCTGCTTTGCTTCCGCGTTTTGGAATACAATTTAAGTCTTTTTTAGCTTGTCCATATCCCACCCATAAAGGTAAGTCTTGTCCTCTCAATGTTTGATACATTTCAAGGATTATAGGATTTGCTCCGCTGTAGGCATGACCAGTTAAAAAGTTAATATGCCCTTGAGACTTTGAAGAAGTCCATTCTTTGGTCCATACATTGTCTAGTTGCTGATTGTCCAATAGTTCCATGAAGTCTGCAAGTATTGCATCTTCAATCTTTACTGCTGGTTTCTTTGGTGTGAAAGTCATTTGTGGTTCTAAGTTGTGCGGTCGGTTGTGCCGCTTAATAATAATATTAATATATATATTACTGTTTTGGTTAGATTGATTTATAGATTCTTTGTTATCCCTTAGTATCACTTAAGAAATCCAAGTTAACATTCTGTAACAATACCTCCCCTATCGATAATAAGAAAAGATATACCTATACAACAAAAAATTAGCCCAGAATACCCCAAATAATATAAGATATATTATGAGATCCTAGTTATATCAATGATTCTGTCTGTCTGTTGCTATCTTTTTGTAATTTTTGCGAGGGCTACGGGTAAAATTGCAAAGTATATATACGTATAACCCCTTCAAATTTTTGCTCCTAATTTTTTTTGGGTTAAATCTTGCAGCAGCAGTCTAAGGGTCCTCCCCCCTAGTGCAATCCTAAGTGTATTCCTTAGTGTATTCTTTAGGAAAAGAGACAAACCTCCAAGCAACCAACTAAAAAGTAAGTCTCTTTCTCCTATAGTGGTCCCTAATAGAAATCCTTGATAAAACCTTGATCTGAAACGTTAGTATTTCTTATTTGTTGAGGTGTCATACCCATAGCAGTTTGAGATATGGTGTTGTTCATTAGGTCATTCCAGTTATCTGTGTGAATAGATAGTAGTTCTTCTTTTCTTTTAGAGATATTCAGGTCTTCATTCTGAGCCATATACTCTGTCCAGTAAGCAACTGCACCAGCTAGAGAGTCAACAAGGTCATCATGTACAAGAGAACCTCTATGACGAGAGATACGAGATAGTTGGTAAACGAGTTGTAGCTTAAGTCTTCTTTCTGGTGTCTCTTGAGGGTTAGAACGGAAGTCTTTTTCTATCACTTTGCGGTCTATTATCAGGCGGTGAGAGTTCATTACAGGTTCTAGG